ATCTCATCCTGACATGTTAAACTTTATTAGGCAAATGGACGACTATTGGAACACTGACATCAGAAAGGTGATGCCCGAATGGAACAAAGTGATGTAATAGACTTGACAAATACCAAATCTATGCTAAAATTAGACATGATTAAGCGAATAGGATTTTGTTGCAAATGGCTCAACGATGAATCAGAATTTGGCGGAATGAAGGTCAATGCAAAGGACAGAGACTTAAACGGCCGATCAACGACCATGCGTTGGTTGAGAGAGCACCCTGAACAAGCGGAACAAAGACAATGGGACATAATGAACCATAATGCCACAGCCGCAAGAAAAATGATAGAACGTGTTGGTTCACTGCCTCCAGAAAGGAGAATGGTGAGACTCGGATCAGAGATGCTTCAAGGATATACTGAAGCAAACTGGATAGACTGGTGGCAACAGAAACACATTCAAGACCATCTAGAAAAAATATTTGCACCCGTTGGCGATACAGCACGTAGGTTGGATGTAAAAGTTAGTTTCCATCCTGGACAATTCTGTGTGCTCAGCAGTCTCAGTGAGGACATTAGGAAACGAAGCATAGACGAATTTGAATATCATGTCGACATGGCACGTTGGATGGGGTTTGGCAGAAGTTTTCAAGATGGTTGCAAGATTAACGTGCATATATCCGGTAGGTTGGGACCACAAGGTATTATTGATGCACTACCAAAACTTTCACCAGAGGCACGTAACTTGATCACGATCGAGAACGACGAGATGGGTTGGGGATTAGATGCAAGTCTCGAACTTGAAAAGCATCTAGCATTGGTGATGGACATTCACCATCACTGGATCAGAGACGAGGAATACATAGATGCAAACGACGATAGAGTAAAAAGAGTGATCGATTCATGGAGAGGACAACGGCCTACCATGCACTATTCTTATTCAAGAGATGAGCATCTCGCCCCTGCTAATCTAGGAGACAAAACTCATACAGAAATGCATGACATTAAGATGTTACTAGAACGTGGATGCAAAAAGCAAAAACTAAGAGCACACTCGGACCTGTTGCCGAACAGGAAAGTAAACGATTGGGCATTGAGTTTTGGAGAACACTTCGATATACAGACAGAGGCCAAAGGTAAAAACATGGCCGCGGAACAACTATACCTCCAGAGTATAGGACAATAAAGAGTTTTCTATTTTTACATTTGAGTATTTTTTATTGAACTCTGACACATCGTCTATGGGCCAAAAGTGTCGCATATCAAACCAATTAAACGTGAACCAGAAATCTTCGTAACTTTCTAACTCCTCGAAATCTTTTGTTATATCGTGCCGTACCATTTGCATCTCGCACTTAGATTTAACCTCTTTGTATGGTTCAAAAAATTCATCAGCCGTTTTGACAGTTTTGCCCTGTGCGACTAGATCTTTTATAGGATCACCTATCACTATGTAATCTACTGGAATGTGTTCCAACTGCAACAGCATCGCAATCATTGTTCTCGACCCGCCGGGATCAATACTTAATTTTCCATTAGCGTTTTTCCTAGCCACAACAGGAAAATTTATTCCGTTTGCTTTTATATGTTTATAGAGATTCCTAAGATGATGGAAGGTCCAGTGTTTGTCATCATGGCGCCAACTTTCATAATGTTTAGTAAGTTCTGTTTTCCACTCGGGTGCATCTATATATTTTATTTCGCATTTATGGATACGAACCAGTGATCCACCTTTTGCATACAGAAGGTCTAGCCATTTTTGGAATTTGTGTTTGTTTACACACTCAAACATAATAAATAGTTATCTAATGAGATTTACTGAAATGACATCTTGCCCGAGAACGAGAGCAACGGAATGCAGTTGTGCAAAACTAGAAAGTATAACAGAGGACAAGACACAGACTATCGCCAAATGTGAATTGCAACACAGCGATGATGTCAAAGGCACTATACTTTTTATGCAGGCACCAGGCACACCAACTTTAATCAAGGGCACAGTGACAGGACTTAAACCAGGCGAACACGGTTTTCATGTTCATGAATTCGGAGACATGTCAAAAGGTTGTGAGAGCATGGGAGGACACTATAACCCCGACGGTGTAGATCATGGACAAATGGGAGAAGGACACATAGGGGACCTTGGTAACATCACAGCGGATGAGAACGGCATTGCAAAATTTACCATAAGAGCAGACAGGGTGGATCTAATCGGTGAAAGGTCTATTGTAGGAAGAGGACTAGTGGTACATGCCGACAAAGACGACCTAGGGACAGGTGGAGATGCTGAATCTTTAAAAACTGGTAATGCTGGTGATAGATTGGCCTGCGGCGTTATAGAATTGACTTCATAATTTTTTTTAATTATAATAATAATATGGAAAAAATTCCAAAAGGTTGTGGTTATAATCAACAATTCAAATACGATGTATACCTAGCAGACCATGGAGTAGACAGTGCTCTTATAGAATGGTGTGAAGATAACTGCAAAAAGAAATGGGGTTGGTGGTTTGAACCTCTATACGATGATAACACATTCTGGGATCCTGAACAACAAGATGCGTACATGAGTTTCCAGGACCGTAGAGAAGCAATGCGATTTTGGTTTATCAAGGACAAATTAAGAGATAATTAACATTATGAAACCATTCGATATAACAACTACTGCCAAGACACAGATAGAAAAATTACTGACCGATAATCCAGGAAATTTTGCTGTGTCGTTATCTGTTAAGGGTGGTGGATGTGCAGGATTTAAATATCAATGGGGTTTTGCAAAAACAAAGGATGATGTTGAAAAAGCCGACCACACAGTTGAATGGGAAAACGGAAGATTCACTGTAGATGCTACAAGCCTTTTATACGTGATGGGAACCACAATCGATTACAAACAAGAAGTTTTTGGTTCTCAATTTGAAGTTATCAACCCAAATGCCACATCTTCATGTGGTTGTGGAGAATCGTTCGGCGTATGACACACACATATGTTATAGGAAATGGCGAAACACGGCTAAGTTTTGATCTTAATCTACTAAAAGAAAAAGGAATTATATATGGTTGCAATGCCATCTATAGAGATCATCCAGATCTTTGCGACTACATCATGGCAGTGAACGATGACATGTATGCCGAAATATTAGATGCTAAAAGATCATACAAAAATGTCAAGGCAACTTTATTAAACAAAGAAGATTTACCCGATTGGAATTATCTTTGCAAAGGTGATAATCATGATCATGACAAACACAGAAAACCATTGATGAGATTTTGGACCGGGGGTGATGCTAGGACTGGAAAGACAAGAACAATAGACTTCACAGAGACTAGAGGCAGTGGATGTAGTGCTGTGCTTCATGCAGTGGAAAATGGTGCCAAGTCTGTGGCAATTTTGGGTTTTGATTTCTTGGGTGCTAGACAATGGGAAGCCTCTGTAGGTGAGATGATGAGACCACAAAATAACGTTTATAAAAATACACCTAACTATCCATCCAGGATAAACATGAAGGCCTACTTAAAATATGAATGGCTATTTCATTTGAGACAGACAGCAAGAAAATACAATGACGTAAAATTTTATTATTTCAACCGTAAGGAATATATCAAGACTAATCCATTGTTGTTTAAATTTTTTGATGTCACTAACATCTACTGTGGCACCTACGCTGATCTGTTAAGATTTACACGCGGAGAAGAAAAGGACATCACATGGCGCACATTCCATGGAGGTCAATACAAATGGCACTAATCAAAGATTTAGTGTAGAACTTGCATCGAGACTGTAAACACTTCGCATTTTAACTCCCACTTTCTGTGCGAATTTTTTAGTGTCACAATTACTGCAAACGTGCTTGTAGTCATTGGTGGCACGTACCGGATCAACCTTTGCCCTTGGACGCATAAAGGTCACACCACAACTGTCACAACAGAAAACGTAGATTGTGTTTTTGCGTTTGAAGGTATGGTAAATGCCTAACTTTGACTGCCTCTCGTACAAACGGAGTGTTTTAAGAGTTTCTAAGAACATCGCTAATATTTAATAAATAGCAGTACACATAATATGGCTAGATTAATAATAGACACAGGTACAGCAGGAAACCAAGCAACTGGGGACACGATCCGTGTTGCTATGGGTAAAATAAACGATAACTTTGACCAGTTGTTTAGCAGTAACCTGGGATCTGGCGTTATCACTAACACAAACACCAACGGTAATGTTGTTATTCAACCCAACGGAACCGGTATCGTAGAAGTGGATCAATTGACAGTAAATAATTCCACTGTGTCTCCGATCGGAACCAACAGTGATCTGACCCTAGGAGTAAATGGTACAGGAAACGTTGTTGTTAATGATGACAGAATTATAATCACAGAAACAAAAACTGCAACCGGTGTTGGCAATGCAGGTGACAGGAAAGGATCTATATCATATGACGGTACCAATTTATATGTTTGCACAGCGAACTATGATGGATCGACTGCGATATGGAAAATATTAGTTTTACAAGCAATATAAAATGGCTAGACAAAATATTAACATAGGAACAAATGCTAACGACGGTACAGGTGATGACCTACGTACCGCGATGCAGAAAATAAACACTAACTTCACAGAGTTGTATGCCGAGACGGCGGTAGATCAGGGCATTACAATTTCTGGTAACAACATATCTTCTAACAGATCAAACGATGACATCGTGTTGGTGCCAAACGGCACAGGCGATGTTCGCATGCCGGCGATCACTATACACGACAATCATGTGCAGGCAAATCGTTCGAATGATGATCTTATGTTGGACGCAAGTGGAACAGGATCTGTGGTTATTGCAAAAGCAGACATCAACGGTGGTGCAATAGATGGCACGATCATTGGAGCAAATTCTGCCGCGGCGGTCACGACATCAAGCCTAGTTGCCACAACTGCTGACATCAACGCTGGTACAATCGATAACACAACAATAGGTGCAAGTACACAAAGCACAGGTAATTTCACATCGCTTTTGGCGTCAAACATTTTAGTAGACGGCAATATTGATATAAGAGATAATGTAATAAAGACCGTTCAAACAAACAGTAACCTTGAATTGACAACAACAGGAACAGGTGGTATAATTGTTTCAGAAGCAGGTGGAAAGATAGGATTCTTTGGAACCACACCGGTAACTAAACAGTCCGCAATCGCTTTTGATCCTTCCGCTAATGACGGTTCAACTGTTGAGGATTTACGAGGCATCATAAATCAAATGTTGACAGTGTTGAGAAATTACGGTCTAATAGCAAGTTAAATTTACATTCGGTTTACAAAATCATTAATAAATACACTGTAAGGAATTAAAATATGGCACAACAAACTATCAATATCGGAACAACAGCAAACGACGGAACAGGTGATCCGTTAAGAACAGCATTTGACAAAATTAATGACAACTTTTCAGAGTTGTACGGCACAACCGCTGAAGCGAATGATTTACTCGAAGACACTACTCCCCAATTGGGAGGAAACCTAGATGTTAACAACAAATCAATCACTTCTGGAATAACAAACGGTAACATTACTGTAAGTGCAAACGGTACAGGTACCATCGAACTGCAAAGCAATACTAATGTTACAGGCAATCTTACAGCCTCAGGAAACATCATTGCCAACGGAAACATAAACTTAGGTAATGCCGCTGGTGATAATATCCAGGTTACAGGTAAGTTCGAGGCAGACAATGTACAGATAGATGGTAGCACGATCACGTCAATAGTTACAAATGGAAATTTGAATGTTAACGGTAACGGCACAGGCCACGTGGCCATCAACAACCTATTAGTTGATAGCGAGATTAGAATAAAAGATAACAAAATTACAACCTCTACGTCCAATGCAAATTTACAACTGGACGCAAATGGCACAGGTAGTGTTGAAGTTATCGCTCCTATGGTTTTTACAGGTGCGATCACACACACTGGTGATTTAGGAATAACAGGAAATACCACACAGACAGGAAACGTAAATCAAACAGGTACATTACAAGTTACAGGTGTAGCGGAAATAGATAATGTTCAAATAAATGGTAGCACAATTACAAATATTGATACCAACGGAAGTTTGACACTTGCAGGAAACGGTTCAGGAAATGTAGTTATAAATGATGTTGACATAGGTGGTGGTGCCATAGACGGTACTACAATCGGTGCGGCAAGTGCCTCTACTGGTGCATTCACTACATTGTCAGGAGCAAGTTTATCTGTTACAGGAAGTTCAACACTCGATGGTGTTACTATCAACGATAACGTTATCACCTCAGCAGAAACTAACGCAAACCTACAACTTCAAGGACAAGGAACTGGTAAAGTTGAAATATTAGATGAACTGACTGGCACGTTTGATACTTCACAGACAGGAAATCATGTTATTACAGGTCAGGCAAACATAGATTACGTAAGAATTAAAGACAACAAAATTACAACAAATGCCTCAAATGCTGACTTAGAAATCAGTGCAAATGGCACAGGTACTGTGGACGTGCAAAATGCAATGACCACAATAGGTCAAACAATAACAGGTACGGCAACTGTAAACGGACAATTAAATGCAGACAATATCAGAATAGACGGAAACGTTATTAGTGCAACATCAGGCAGTATTACATTGACTGCGGCGGCTGGTCAGAATATTGTAGCAACAAGCCTATTGACAGCAGGCGAAATTCAAGCCAACGTTGGTGAGTTTCCTGTATTGAGAACTGATAAACTTCAAAGTGATATCACAAATGGTGATATACAAGTAGATACTCAAGGAACAGGTGTTGTAGACTTTAGAACCGCTACACAGACTACTGTTGGATCGGCGGGTGGTGCCAATGCATTACCGGGACAACCTACAGGCTATCTTGAAGTGAAAATAAACGGAACTGCTAGAGTTATTCCATTTTACGACAAGTCTTAATAGAAGATAAAATACCATAAATACTGGCAAAGGAGAATACATGGCAGTACCAATATGGTCAACAACTAGCGGAAAACTAGCCACTATTAATGAGAGAGAATACTATTCTCTACAATTGACTGCTACCGACTCAGACGGAGATACGCTAACCTACAGCAAAATTTCCGGAGAATTTCCGAGCGGCATTGATATCTCCAGCACAGGTTTATTACATGGCACGCCTTTTGAAGTTGCTGACAGATCCTTACACACTTTCACAATCAGAGTAACAGACGGAACAAACGTTGCTGATAGAACTTTTTCTCTGGAAATCATTGGTGCAGATTCTCCAACTTTTAGCACTGCGTCAGGACAACTTGATCTCGCGGATAGTACGAGACCAAGCAACTTTTGGGTTTTGGATGGAAGCGAAGTCGAGTTTCAAATGGAGGCTGTCGATTCAGATACTGCCACAGGACAGACGCTGGTTTATGACATCACAGAAGGTAGCCTTCCTCCAGGAGTGACTATGTCAACATCTGGACTGATAAGTGGCACAGTGCAATTAGCAGACGCCGGACTTGGCAACATTGGTGGATATGCAGGCGACGAAACTTATGACGATTTCGTTTATGATAGAACTGTGACTAGCAAAAGTAGATCTGTTAATTATGAATTCATAGTAAGAGTAACCGACGGCACGAACAGCGTCACACAGGTAAACAGTATTTTTGTTTACACAGCGGATTTCTTTAGAGTTGACAACGATAGATTAACATGTGACATGAAGACTTACAACGATTTTCCTTTATTAATGAGTTTGAGTGCTAACAGACGTCCAATATTCTTGACAGGTACAAATCTTGGCACAGTAAGACACAACAACAATGTAAACATAAAAATAGATGTTGTAGACTTTGATCCGTTGCAGGCAGACCTAGAGTACACAATTATAGAAGGATCATTGCCAACAGGACTCAGCCTTGATCTAAATTCAGGAGAAATCACAGGCACTTTGCCTAATCAAACAGCAATAGAAACAACTTCTAATTTTACAGTGAGAGCAAATAGAGTGGCATCCACAGGAGTGAATGTTTTTACAGATCAAAATTTTTCATTAAAGGTTATAGGCGATATAGATATCGGACTTGCTTTTACAACCGATTCAGACCTGGGCACTATAACACCTGGCTTTCCTAGCCTATTATCAGTGGAAGCACAATCTGATAACACAAATAGGGTTATAACATATCAAATTACTGAAGGATCTTTACCAACAGGTTTAACTTTGAGTGAGCAAGGAAATATTGTTGGGGTCATAAAGTCTGCCGAATTTACAAAACTAGATGCCAATGAAGTAACATTTGACTCAAACACAACAAGTTTTGATAGAAAATACACTTTTACAATAAGTGCAAGTGATCAATATCAAAGTCAAGCAACATCAAAAGAATTCAACATCACTGTAAGTTTACCATACAGCAAAACTTATGGAAATCTTAACGTCAGAGGAAATATTTCAAACAAAACAAATTCACTTTCTGATAAAGATCTGTTTTATCAAATTTCGCAGGATCCAAATATCAATAATAGTGACAATGTTTTTAGGCCCGATGATCCAAAATTTGGCATGCCGGATTCGGTAAACATGCTTTTATTGTCTGGATTAGAGAGTAAGACATTGACCGCTATACATCT